CCACCTACTGAATCTTTACATACTTCAGCTCTTCCTAATGTTATATCACACGCCATTTTTTATATATTTAAAAGTTAAAAAAAAAGAGAAGGCATTTTACCTCCTCTTAATTTAATAAAACTAATTATTATTAGTTAGCAGAGTTTGTGATTCCGTAAGTAACAATATCTTCAATAGCAGCGTATTGTACACCTGCAGTAAATCTCATAATTACTCTTACATTTTCAGAACCATCCAAATCAGCCATATCTAAAACTTTAACTTCATTTTGGTCAGATAATAAACCTGTTCCAAAAAATAAGTTAGATTTCAATGTAGCAATAGCAGTATTAGCAGCTAAACCATTAGCAACAAATATTTTAACACCATCAAAAGATAATGAACCATTGTTAAACCATTGTGTACCCATTGTGTTAGTACCATTAGCACCTAAACCTGATGCTCCAAATCCTCCTAAAGCTCTAACATAAGCTCTTGCGATATTTTGTGAAACATAGATATACAAATCTTCTTTTCCGTAAAGTGTTGCAGGAATAGCATCAACAATAGAACCTAATTGTGCAATTACATTTGAAGCAGTAACAGTAGTACCTGCAATTTCTTGTGCAGTAGGTAAAGAAGCATCTAAAGAAACTAATGTAGCAAATCCGTTAAATTCTCCTGCATTAGCAGTAACACCTTTCCAAATGTTTTGTTCAGTTTTTTCAGCAACTTTAGCTGCAACGTGTCCTAATAAGAAATCAGCAAAAGCAGGAGGTAAAGAATCAAATGCAGAGTAACCCATTTGAACTGCTTCCCAATCAGATTTGAAATCTTTTTTACAAAGTTGTAAGTTTACTTGAAATTCTTCAGGTTGTAAAATTTTCTCTGTTAATGTAACAGTAGAAGTAGCAGTAAAATCACAAGTAGCATCTTTAACGATTGCATCAGTAGCAATTTTTTTCAATACTTCTTTATATTTTACATTTGGTTTTACTTCAATTCCACCATTTGCAATAGTAGAACCTGATAATAATGCAGCAGAAACATATTTTCCTGCAAACTCCCCTGCATAGGTAGTTGTAATACTTGTAGTAGTAGCCATAATTTATTAATTAAAAAGTTTTGCCATAACTATATCTTGTGTAGTCATTTGGCGATTAGGAGATAATTTATTTAGTTTTACTTCGTTTTTAACTTCAGGAGAGTGTGTTAATGGTTCAACAACAATATCTGAACTTAATTCTTCTTTAACAACTTCTTTAGCTAATTTTAATTCAGCAATTTCAGTTCTTAATTTCTCAATTTCTGCAAAAAACATTTCTTTAGAAACTGATTCTACAATTCTTTTTGGAGTAGATACTTCAGCAGATGCTTCTACTTGTGGCTCTGTAGCTTCAGCAGCGGGATGATTTGATTCAGGCATAACTTCTTCAGCAGCTTGTTCTGTAATTTCTAAAATTACTCCTTCAACTTCAACTACTAAAACGTTTCCATCTTCTAATTCATATTCTCCAACAGGTACAGGAATTTTATCAGTACCATTAACAATAAAGACATTATTACCTGCTTCAAAAGCATCAGCTTCTAAAACAGTAACTCCATCCATTAGTTTCATTTGAGCAAGTTTTACTTCCATACCCAAAAGAGTTTTAATTTCATTGATTACATTCATTTTTATAAGTATTTATAGTTTAAATTATTATTATTTAGTTTTGTTATAAATTAGCCATTAGAACGTACTAAAACACGTGTTCCATCTGTGTTTGTAACTGAACTTGATTGTTGTCCTTTTAAAGAACCAATTCCTTGTTCTGATAATTCACCATTGCAACATTTTGAACTATATGTATTATCTTTACATAAACATCCACGTTTTCCACCTTTTGGAGAACTTGTTTTATTATTCATAATTTTATTTTTAATCGTTTGTAAATAATTTTCCAATTCCTTGAAGTTGTTTAATAACATTCTCATTATTATCATAATGCGTTTGTATTTTTAAACTTTTAATTTTATTTATTTTATTTGTATTGCTTCCGGTTGCATAAACTCTATTTAAAGGTATACCTAATTCTTTAGCTTTGTTTAACATACCACTTTTTAAGTGCCTTGCAGAAATAATATATAAATCATTATTTTCTGATATTAATTTTTTGGCTAATTCTGTACCCTTTGCTGTAGATAATGTAGAATCATAATCAAAAGAAATTTTAGCTAATTGAACTTTTTTTTTTCATCATTTAAAATGATGTTTTTAATTTGTTCTAATAACTCTAATTCTTTTTCTTTTTGTAAACTCATTTCTAATTTGTCTGCAAAATATCCTTCAATACTAAATCCTTTTACTTTGCCTGTTTTTACAAAGTCATTCCATATTTCAGGATTGTTTACTTTCATAGAAACAACCCAAGAACCTACAGGAGCATCTAAACCATATTTTTTTGATTTATCCATTTCAGAATCTTCAACAATCCAAGATTCAACTATTGATAAATCTTTTAATTCTTTTTCGTGTTCTAATGTAGCATTGTTTTGATTGCTATTCATTAAAAATAATTCACTTGCTTTACGCACTGTTTCATTAGAAAAGAAAATATAATATTCATCATTACCATTTCTTCTATAAATATGTTTATTAGGAATTAAAGCAGCACCCATTAAAATATGCTTTTCATCATCAACTTTAGCTAATTCTAATTGTTTATTTAATGCAATAAAGTTTGATTCTATCGCAGGAAATTCTACTATTGAAACTGCATCAACTCCTGAAAGTTGTTCGTTTTCGTCTATTATAAGTTCTATTATCTTCATATTATTAAAATAAATTAAATTTTGTTTTGTTTTAATTAACCCATTGAAGCATTATTAATAATGTTTCTATTTAATGCTTGACCTGAAGTAACTGCACCTGCAACTACATATGCTTGTATTGGTGCTATATTTTGTTGTGCCATACCTTGTGCTATTTGATTTGCACCACCTTGACCTACTACATTAAAAGTTGGAGCAGTCATTGTTGTTGTAGAAGGAGCAGAACCACCACCACCTCCATTAGGAGTTTGAACAGAAAGTATTTTTTGCACATTTAATAAACCACTTGCTATTGCTACACCTGCTGCTATTGTTGCTCTAATTGGTGCATCAGGAGTTAGTGTTGCTAATTGTGATTCATATGCTTTATTTGCAGAACTATAAGTAGATATTGTTGCACTTGCTACAGCGGCTGCTTTACCTGCGTCAGTTGATTCTCCTAACATTCCTGCAATACTATTTAAAGCACTTCCATAAGAATCTAAAGCATCAATTTTATACTTTTTTTCTGCTTGTGCTATTGCTATATTTGCTTTAGCTGCTGCATCTGCATTTTCATTTCTTTTTGTTTCTGCCACTTGTTCTGCATCAACTCCTTCATTTAATAAAGCAATTTGTTCATCTAATAAACCTCTTTTTCTTGCAGAATCTTCTAAATCTTTTTGTAAATTTGCTTCATTTAATAATTGTAAATTAGCATTTGTTTCTTCATCAAATTTCTTTTTATCTTCAGCTATTTTTTCTTTACGTTTTTTTTCTTCTTCTGCAGCTTTTTCTCTTGCACGTTTTTCATTCTCTTGTTGTTTTTCTAATGCAGCTTTTCTATTAACTTCACGCTTTTCTAATTCTTCTTTTTCTTTTTCTGTTAATTCTTTTGAACCTTCAGAAAAACGTTTCATACTATCAGTATAAGCATTTTGTGTTTTCTTAAAACTGCTACCTACTTGGTCTATACCTTCTGTAATTGTATCTGCATCTAAAGTAAAAACACCTTTTAAAATTTTCATTACTCCACCACCTGATTCTTTTATAAAAGTAAAGTAAGCCATCATAGCAGAATAAACCATACCTATACCTTTTGTAACATATGGCAAAGCATCAGTAGCTAATTTAACAAATGTATCAAATAATGGTTCTACTGCTCTAAATACACCTTGAAAGATTTTCTTTAAACCATCTAACAAAGGTTGTATTTTTTTCATAGCACCTTCGTTTTCAGAAAATGCAGCAACTAAACCACCAAGCAAAGAAACAATTAAACCAATACCTGTAGCTTTTAATGCACCACCAAAACTTTGTGTAGCTACTTTTGCTCTATTTAAACCTGCACCAAGCATTCCTAATGGTCCACCTGCTTGTTCTATACTATCTATCCAATCAGAAGAACTATTTTTAGCAGATTTAATTTTATCTTCTAAATCATCAATTTGATTATATAATTTTTTAAATTCTTCTGATCCTGCAGCAGTATCTTTTAACTGTCTTTTTAATGCTTTTAAACCTGCAATAGATTCATCAACATTTGATTTAATTTCTAAATTTACTACTTTATTTTCCATTGTCTTTTTACTTGTTTAAAACCTTCTTTTAAAGTTCTTTTTATTTTATACTTTCCTTTCGCTATTTCTATTATTTCACTTTGCCCATAATGTTCATCAAGTGATAATAATTCTAAAATGTTTTTTATCATATTGCAGTTTGTAAAAAGTTTATATATTCAGTAGTTTGTAATGTTCCATTTTTATAACATTCAATTCCTATCCTATCTTTTCTATCTGAACCTGAATTTGCAGGAATAGTAACTACTAATGAAATATCAGTTTTATTATTAGATGTTGGTGTATAACTTAAAAAGTTTTCAGCACCTTTTAAAGTAATATAATCATAATCATTCAAATAAATAACTTCAGTTATTACTTGTGCAGTTTTATCAACTTGTACTACATCTAAACTTGCTATTTTATATCCTACAGTAGATGCAGCGTTAATTCCTCTATAATCTGTAATTAATTCTAAATTAGTTTCTCCTGTTGTTAAATCAGTAGTAATATTATTAATAATATATCTTTTATTTCTTATTATTAATCTATCATTTAAAGCTATACCTAATGTTTTATTTGAACTATTAGTAACACTTGAATTTAATAAACTTGAAGGAAGTAATGCTTTGCATTTAATAACTCTTGTTTTAATATCATATAAGTTATCAATATAATTTTTATAGTGTCTAAAATATAATCCTCTTGGTGCTAAAACATTATAAAAAGGCGATTGTTCATTACCAAAATTCATAGACATTAAGTGAGTATATGTTAAATCTGTTGGTAAACTATTATATTCATTTGAAAACCTAACATAATTATCTACTTGTGTAGGTATTGTTTCTGTAGTAATATATATTTTATTTCCTGCAGTAAAAGGAGTTGTTAAAGTTCCATTGTTATAAATTAACATTGGTTTAGGTGTATATGGTTTTAAATCTTTATCTATTAAAGTTGCAGTTTCAAAATTATATCCTACAGTTTTTTCAAATAATATATTTTCAAAAGGTAGTTTAATTTCGTAATTTGAACTTTCATTTGAATTAGAATTATTATAAATTAAATCTCCATATTCTAAATTGTAAAAGTTTCTATAAGCATTATTTAAAATATTATTGCTTTTTTCATATTGAAAATTTATTGACTTAAATAATTTAGGTCGTTCAATATCCATTTCATCGGCATATGTATATTGTGTTATATCTAATATTTTACCTGCATTGTAATACATTTCTAAAGGCAAAAATTCAAACGTATTATTATCTTTAGGAATTATCATTAAATTAAAAGCTTTTATAATACCTATAATAAAATCATTAATAGTAATATCAGGCACAAAAGATTGAATAGGCATAGTTTTAACAGTTGTTGTTGTAGGTGCTAAACCATAAGCTGTATTATAAATTCCTCCACTAATTATTCTATCATATCTTAATGTACAATTAAAAGATAAATTTTCAGCACTATCAATTTCAAATGTATAAACATTATTTGTTGGATTGTTTGTATATGAAAAGTTATCTAACCAAATTGAACGATTAGGTATTGAATTACTATCTAAATAAGAACCTTGTAAATCTGAAAAAGTTTTAAATAATACACCATTCCTATAAACATAAAGTCTATATGATTTTGTTAAATCACTTGGAGTTATTTCTAATTGCATCCAAATAGATTTAGTATTATTTTGTGTATATGAATAACCCCAATTCCAATTTGATGTAACTGTATCAGTTGTTAAATTCATTTCAGGAAACGTGCCACTAATACTTGTAAAGTTTATTTTTGTTTTAGGTGTATAAAAAGCCAAATTTTCAGCATTTTTAAGATATAAATATAATTTACTCCATTGGTCTAAATTAAAAAAACTACCTGAAAAAGTTATACCATA